ATTTTGCGTGGATTTGATGTGCTGCGATTAGCAGGTGCCACCACGTTGGCCGTTTTCTTTGGCGGGGCGTCAACCTCTTGTGCCCCACTTTCGAATTTCTCGGGGAAACGTCTCCGCATCCCTTCGTCAATCTTAGCATAGTACGTTTTACTGTTTGGATCAACACCATTACGTACCAGAGATTCGTGCATGCCATAGGCAGCCCCTGTCATCTCTGCATCCTGCCCAAACCACTTGTTTTCGCTGTACCAAGCCTTCTGCTCGGTGTTCAGCTCTGCCTGCTTGGGCGTGTTCGCATGGCGCGCCAAGTTCTCGGGCATCGCGGACGGCTGCACCTTCTGCGGCTGCCATCCTTCGGCGCGGCTCAGATCGCTCTGTGCCTTTACCAACCGGCTCTGCGCTTCCACAAGCGCGTCAGTATCGCCTGCTTCATACGCATTGCGATAGTCGTTCTTCGCCTTCTCCATCTCGGAGGTGTAGCGCGCCTTGGTGCTATCAATGACCGTTTTCTGACCGGAGCTATACCGCTCGGACAGCATGTTGTTCTGTTCCGACACCTTCTTGGCATAGGCAATAGCCTCCTCGCGGATGCGATCGGACTCCTGCCGGCGCCGGTCAGCCTCGTGGAACTCGAACTTCAGCTGCTTGATGCGTTTCTGCACCCCTTCGCTGTACTTCTCGATCTCGTCATCGTCTGGCAGGTCCGGCTTGTGGTCGGCCTTGAGACGTGGCTTGTCCTTCTCGTCGACATCATCGACCACCTCGACGTCAAAGTCGTCGTCAGGCTTTTTGGCCTTCGTCGGTTTTACCGGTGTATCCGGTTCATCCAGGTCCAATTCGAACTGCTCGTCCTCGTCCTGGTCTTTTTGTGCGCGGGTGTTCATTGGTTATGCCCTCGTATAGCCGCGAGGATCGTCTACGACGGCCTCGACTGTGTCATCATTGATCAACCGGAACTCCTTGCCGCCCACCTTGAAGCGGGTGCCTGAATAGGACCGGAAAATTACGAAATCGCCTTCTTGGCACCATGGGCCCGTGGGGAACCGGTCCTTGTCGGCGTAGGCTTCTGGCCCGACGCTCATAACGAAACCGATGATTGAGGCGGTTTCTTCACGGGCTTTCAGGCTCTCGGGCGTATACACACCGCCCTCGGTTTTACCCTCGAGTTCGGGCACCGCAATCAAAATACGATAGCCCTTGGGGTGCGGCAATTTGTGGATGATGTCAGCATCCACCTCTGGTTTCTTCGTCATGTGCTTCCCTTACAACGCAGCGGTTATGGCCCGCCGTAGCCTATCCGGATGATCCGGAATCTTGTGCCGTGGGCCCGGTCAGGACTCCACGGTTCTCTCGACCATCTCTTTAATGTCGAGTTCGATTAGCTTGAGGCCCTCGGACCGTCCAACCAGTCGCATGTACTGGTCGTGCGTGTCAGGCGTGCCGTCCTCCATGTAGTCGCGGAGGCGGTCACGGTAACCGTCAATCTTCTTTAGTAGAACCTGTAGCTCGTCCATTTGTATCTCCCTTGGTCATTCCTGATGCGATCGAGACGCCCAGCTTGGCACCCTCGATACGTTCCTTACTCTTAAGCGTGTCTTCCTGTCCCACAACCCGCGCGATGATGTTGGCTGCGTCACGCTTGGTATCCGACTGCAGGCGGGCAGCCTGCTGCTTGAGGCTCTCGGCCTTAGACATCGACTCCAGGTTAAACCGCTTGTTCTCGAGCTCGGCCTCGTGCTTGGCCTTCATCTCTTTCAGCGCCACTTCGCGCGTCTTGATTTCAAGCTCGGCCCGCTGGATCTGGTTGAGAGGGTCTTTCTCGGCGGCTTCAGCTGCCTGCTTCTGGGCCTCTGCCTGGTTCTTGTTGAGCAGCTTATCTGCAGCGGCCGCGGCGAGGCGCGATACCTGACGCTCGACGTCTTCGGGCATCTCGGCATCAATCTCGGGCAGCTCGACACCCAGCTGTTTCTGGATCTCCACACGGTACTGCATGGCAATGTGCTCGGTCAGGTGAGCGGTCACTGCAGCCTGGATCGCACTGGCGAACGGAGACTGGCCAACCATCTGCTGGATTTTGGGGTCTTGCGCCGCGGCCATGTGGACCTGGATGTGCGCCTCGTGGTCCTGATAGGCAAACACCTTGACCGGCTCCTGCTTGAGCATGGCCATGTTCTCGGTGACCGGATCAGACGGCTTGATGTCCTCTGGCAGCTTGATGATCTCGTCGGGGTCTTGGATACCCATAACCTCGAGCATCTGACGGTGCAGCTTGCCCATGTTGTAGAGCTGAGGCGCCTGCTGTGCCAGTTGTAGGGCTGACTGATACTGTACAACACGTTGTGCCATGGTGGCCGCGTTGGGATCAGACACCGGAAGGACGTCAACTTTGCCGCTGAAATCTTCCCGACGGATCAGGTCGGGCTCTTCGGCCAGGTCGTAATAGTCATATTGTTCAGGCATGTAGTCGCGGATGACGCGCGCAATCAGGCGCAGTTCTTTGTGCATCGCTGCGTGCAGGCGGGCTTGGACGCCCGACATAACCTTCATGGACTGCTCCATGAGAGCCAGCGTTGTGCCCACGGGCGCTTCCGGGTTCATGTTGCCAACCTGAATGTCAGCAACAGATCCGATGCGACGACCCTCGTCTACTACGTTGCCCAGCAACTGATACAGGACCGTGGACGGCTCCTTGTAGGGTAGGAACGATATAGAGTCTCGCAGCACGCCCCCGGGGATGTCGACATCCCGGAACTCGCCCGGTCTGATCGGTGTATCATCACCCAGGATACGCATTCCGCGTGTTTTCAGACCACCTGGCAGGTTAGAGAGTGTGCCGGCGTCGATCAGCTGACGGATAAGAGATGTGGCAGATTTAGCAAGCCCGCCGATCATGTGGATCAGGCCAGTGCCGTAGAACCCGAGACCTGGCAGGTATTTATAGTGCACGAAGTGCATGTCCTTGCGCTTGCGGTCGTCGTCTTCTTGCCAATTTCTGCGGATAGACAGGATCGTCCGTGACGTCTTGTCGATTGTAATCACGTGAGGACGCGCTACACCGTCCGGGTCATCGAACTCTTCAGGCATGTTAATGTCGACGTGCATCTCCAGCAGCGTGTGCCGGTCGTCATCGTCGATCAGTGTCGCCTCGTCACCAGACAACTCGTTGTACTTCTCCTGGATGTCGGACATGTCCGGCTCAGGCGTCGGCAGCTCCACGTCGCGGTAGAACCCGTTCAGCTGCAGCTTGAGGATGTCGTTGGCGTCTTTTTTCATCACGTGAGTGTAGCGTGGGCAGGTCTGCAGGTCGGAGGCGCCATATGAGACAACGAAGTCTTCCACCGGCACGAACATAGACACCGGCCGGCCTGTCAGCGGATCGTAGTAGACTTTCTTGAACGATGAGCCCGCCAGCGGCAGGCGGAACAACATCTGGTCCAGCTCGTCGCGATACTCGCTCATCTCCTCGGTCATCTGGTAGTTGAGCTCGGTCTGGATGCGGCGGGCCTGCTCGGTCTTGTCGGGTGTGATTTTACCCATGATCTTTGTCTTACAGGGCCCGGCGGCCGGGAACAGCTCGCCCATGGCCTGCGCCTGGAATCGCACAACAGCTTCGGTCAGCAGAGGGTGGAACACGCCCGAGGCACCTTGCCACGGCTCGCTGCGCTCCTCGACCTTGAACCCAAGCAGGTCCAGACCCTTAGTGTATGCAGTGGCCCAATCAGCGCGCGACCGCTTGTCAGCGTCGAAGGCTTCGACCAGCTCAGCCGCCATAGACTGCAGCTCTTTGTCGTCAATGAGGTCTGCGAGGTTCGTGTCGTGGTCTACGACGCTGTCGGGGTCTATGGCACCGCTGAAGTCTATCTCGACGCTACCGTCTTCACCCTCGACAATCTCGACGTCTTCGTCCCAATCTTCAATATCATCAAGCTGGTCGTCCGTCAGATCGGCCCCGTCAAGGTCGTCAGGCAGGATAAACGGTGTGGTACTCTTGTCGACGTCCATGGGGGTACTCCGGTGATTTGGGCTATACTAACGTGTTTTACTGCGTGGTGCTAGGCTCAATAATACCGACAATACCGTCGCTCCGCTTGCGCGCGCTCTGCACCGCCGTCTCGGCATCCGGGAACATCGCCAACGGTTCTCCCGTCACGGTGTCCTTCCACCCCCACTGGTCGTACATATATGCCAGCTCGTCGTCGCTTACGTCGTCAGGTATTGTGCGCCCATCTGCCATCACTGTCGGCACGTTGAACCAACGCACGCCGTCGGGGCTTACTGTGCGCGTTCTCTCGGAGTATCGCTCCCCGCCCTCGTTATAGACAGGCCGCCCGTACTGTGTCGTCTCACCCATCTCTTCTCTCCTTAATAATATGCCGCTGCTTTGCGATAATAGACCGGCTCGTCCTCCATGTCCGACGGGAGACGGATGAACCCGCCCTGCCGGAACCGCATCAGCGCCATGACCATAGAGTCGACCAAGTCATCGTTAGACCCGAACGGGAATGCCGCGACCTCCTCGATCAGCTCCTCGGCCCAGCGCGTGGCCGGCGCGTACACCATACCAGAGGAGATAATATCTGTCACGGAGTTGAGTCTGGCGGTCTTGTCACCCGACCCGCGGTGCGGTGTGTACTCGCTCAGGGGTATGCCCATGCGGCGCAGCTCCTGATATATGGCAACCCCCGCAGACTTTTTCTCCACAATGAAACTGTCCGGCTGCCAGTCCCGCCAGTGCTCCAGACACAGCTCTTTGAGCTCCGGGAACTCGAGCCGCTCCTTGATAGAGTTGAGCAATATCAGCGACGGCACCCCCGTCTCCTCGTGGGTGAACACACCCCACGTTGTCAGCGCCGTGAAGTCAGCCCTGTTGTTCTTCTCGGCCGCGGCGTCCAGCGACGATATAATATAGTCACAGGCAGGGGGCTTCTCGTAGCGCCACGTCTGCCACCACTCCCGCTTCACGATCGAACCTTCTTCGGACGTGGGGTTCTGCTGATACTGACTGTTCCACTGGAACGCAGGCATACCCGCCTTGATCCGCTTGAGCGCGGTAAGGTCGAAGAACTCCGGCCACAGCGGCGTCTCCTTTATCTCACCCGTCTCGTGGCCGTCGGCGTCGGTGATCTCGCTCTCGAGGATCGCAGGCAGCTCAACAACTTCGTATGTGTCGGCACCGTTCTGCACCATGTCCCGCACAACCCGCCCGGTCAAATCGTCCTGATGCCACCGGGTCTGCACGATAGCCACAGCACCGCCAGGCATGAGACGCGTCCGCGCACCGAAGGTAAACCACTCGTATGCTTTCTCGAACACTGTCAGGTTACCATTCAAGATGTCCTGCTCCGAGTGTGGGTCATCCACAAGCAACAAGTGCGCACCGCGGCCGGCAAGCGCCGAGCCAACACCCGTCGCATAGAACTCGCCGCCGTGGTTTGTGCTCCACCGGCCCGCAGACTTACTGTCCGTGGCCAGGGTCACGTCAGGGAATATCTCCTTAAATTCTGCAGATCCCAGGATGTTACGCACCTTACGACCGAAGTCGACAGCCAGGTCCGTGGTGTGAGACACCATCATCACCTTCTTGTCCGGGTTCCGCCCCAAGAACCACGCAGGGTAATACACTGAAACTAATTGAGATTTACCGTGTCTAGGTGGCATATTGACGCATATGCGGTCCTTCTCGCCGGCCTCGATCGCCATGAGCTGATCCGCCAGGATACGGTGGTGCCGGCCGACCTTATAATCATCCTGCATCCGCTGACAGAACACGATCAGATCGTCGTGTGCAGCTTTCTGTGTCTTTCTACGCTCTAACTCGTCAAGCTGTGCGGATATTGCCTCCACCTCGAAGGTCGTCAGCATGTCGATATTCTGCAGCAAAGTCTGCAATTCTTCTTCGCTAAATCCTAAGTCGACGGGGTTATGCACGTTCACTCTCAATCATCCCACGATGAAAACACGTCTATCTTAACGTCTTCTGGTGCGATTTGTTCCCGCTCTTCCGGCACCACCTCTGCATCTATGATCTTGGGGTCGTCTGGATTGACCAGCTTTGTCAGCTTGGCGCGCAACGCGTCGCGCAGCTCGTCTGTTGTGCCGTGTGTCACCTTGTGTTCTGTGCGCTCTACGAACAATCCCACGTCGCCGATTTTGCCCAATAGCTCCAGCGCCCGCATGCGGATGCGTGGGTCCGGGTTGTCAGACTCCTCCAGCAGCTTGTTTGTCACGTAGGTTCGCACCTGTTGTGCATCCTCTACGACCTGGTGGCTAAATTGTTTGAGTTGGTAGTCGATCGCCTTCAGTGCGGTGGGTGTCATCTGCGCCATCCGTTTCTCCGTCAATGCACGGGGCTCGTTTCCCGGGGTTTCTGCAACTTCCTTCAAGACCTGCGCCGTGGCTTCGGCGTCCGAGTCCAGCACCTCCAGCTCCAGTCCGTTCTCCACAAGAAGATCCACAGTCCGCGCCGCGGCCGCCGCCTGCTCGTGCAAGTTAAGACGCGTGGTCTTGGCGCCAGGCAATGGAACTGAAGACGCAGGTTCGATTTTCATACCATATAATGACACAGCTGGGGCCCCTTTGGCAATTAGGGTAAATTTTACTGCAGCAGAGGGTGGGGTCTGGCCGGAACAAAGAAAATTTTGACCCCCGGGGGTACTAAAAAAATCGGGCTAACCAGGCTAGACCGAATTAAATGTGACTTAAGGAGGTGGGTTAACAAACAAGGCTTGCTCGAAAGAACGAGACATCGTCTCGTTTTAACCTTTGTTCGTGTTGGCGGCTTAGCCCACCAAGCCAACCAAGCCAACCAAGACGGCTTAGCAGCTTTGTACGCTTTGAAAACTGAAAACGTTCGAGCGTAATAGTATTACAAGGCAGACATCGCGCCGCCCCTCATAGGGGGGCTCGGGGGCGGGTGCGGTACGCCATACGGGCTTTGCCTGTTATATGGTGCATATAACAAAAAACTGTCACGATATGCCGCGAAACTATATCCCTTAACACGTTTAGACGTCATATTGGATACATCAGATCGAATCACTCGACTGATTATCTCAAACAATGGAAAGAATATACTATGACAAATACAACAAAGACCCCCACCGCTAAAATTCGCAAGCCACGTGCAACAAAGCGTGCAACAACATTCGACATTAAGCTGGCTGTCGGTGTTGCGTCAGATGCAATGCGAGCAAATGACCGCGCAGAAACGGCATCAAAGGCATTTGATAACGCCACAAAACGTCGTGAGACGCTTGTGAAAATGTTTGCGGATGTAAACCGCGCAGCGGGTTTCCGCAATTTTGACCACTTGGCACCAGCGTACAAGGACCGCAAAGAGGGAAAGTATCGTCAAGAGTTCTTGGATACGCTTGCCGCGTCTTATCTCGAGGCTGCGCAGTTGGCAGTCTATAAAGACTTCAAAGGTGTCAACGCTGTTCTTATGACAAGGGAAGGGAAAAAGCAGGTCACTTCACCGCGCGGTGAAGTCACCAAAAAGATCACCGCGTTCGTTGCGCGTTTGATCAAATCAGCCGAACCTTTTATCGCGGAAACTGTTGCGCAGAAGAAGAAGCGCGAAAAAGAAGAAGCCAAAATCGCGTCTGGCGATGCGCCGAAAAAGGTTAATAAGACGCTTGAGCAATT